CTCGCCGCTCCCCCGGCATCGGACGAGGGCGATGACCCGCGGCTTGTGCTGGTGGGCTGATGTCGACGCTGATCGTCCCGAAGTTGGACGAGCAGCCGTGGCCGACGCTGGGGCCGCAGATCGCGGCGTTCATCGAGGAGCGTGCGATCTTCGGGCCGGGCTCGCTCAAGGGGCAGCCTGCGCGGCTGGATGCTGACAAGAAGGCGGCGCTGTATCGGCTGTATGAGGTGTACCCGCAGGGGCACCCGTTGCAGGGGCGGCGCCGGTTCAAGCGTGGCTCGATCTCGTGGCGTAAGGGCCTCGCGAAGACGGAGTTCATGGCGTGGGTCGCGTTCGCGGAGTTGCATCCTGAGGGGCCGGTGCGCTGCGATGGTTTCGACGCTCATGGGCGTCCTGTTGGGCGGCCGGTGAATGACCCGTACATCCCGATGCTGGCTGTGACGGCCGAGCAGGTCGAGGAGTTGGCGTATGGGGCGCTGAACGTGATGTGTAGCGAGGGGCCGGACGCGGACATGTTCGACGTCAGCCTTGAGCGCATCATCCGCTTGGACGAGTATGGGCGCGCCGACGGCAAGGCTGTGCCGCTGTCGAATAATCCTGGCGCGCGTGATGGTGCGCGCACGACGTTCCAGTGCTTCGACGAGCCGCACCGCCTGTACCTGCCGCGCGCGAAGAGCGCGCACGAGACGATGGTCGCGAACCTCGAGAAGCGCGTCCTCGAAGATCCGTGGGGCCTGTACGTCGGCACCGCCGGCGAACTCGGGCAGGAGTCGATCGCCGAGGGCATCCACGAGGAAGCGCTCGCGATCGAGCGCGGCGACATCGACGACCCGCAGCTGTTCCACTTCCACCGGGAGGCGGGCGGCACGTACGACATGTCGCAGCGCGAGCAGGTCATCGAGGCCGTGCGCGAGGCGACTGGGCCGGTCGGTGAGTACGGGCCGGGCCAGTTCGAGTCCATCGCGAAGCAGTGGGAGCGTCCGAGCGCCGACAAGGCGATGCTTGAGCGTCTTTGGCTGAACCGGTGGGTTCGTTCGGGGCAGCAGGCGTTCGACCCGAATGCGTGGGCCGATAATGGGCTGCTTGGCAGTATCCCTGACGGCGCGCTCGTCACTGCCGGTTTTGACGGCGCCCGCTACCGAGATTCGACGGCAATCGTAATCACCGAGGTTTCCTCGGGGCGGCAGGAGTTGTGGGCGCTGTGGGAGCGGCCCGCCGACGTCGACGAGTGGGAGCTTCCGCTCGACGAGCTGCGTGAGTCGATGAGCTACCTTTTCGAGGTCATGGACGTGTGGCGCCTGTACTGCGACCCGTTCTTCCTCGAGGAGACCGTCGCCGCATGGCAGGGACGCTGGCCGAAGAAGGTTTACGAGTGGCGCACGAACGTCGCCTCGACCGTCGTGCACGCCGTGCGCGCGTACCGCGAGGCCATCGCCTCTGGCGAGGTGCACTGGTCGCAGGGTGACCCGCAGGCCGCCGACCTCGCACGCCACATCGGCGCGGCCGGACGCCGACGCACGAACTTCGTCGACGACGACGGCCAGCCGCTGTTCATGCTGCAGAAGATCCATCCCGACCGGAAGTTCGACGCCGCGATGGCGGGGCTGTTGTCGTGGGAAGCCCGTCGCGACGCGATCTCGTCCGGTGTCACCCGTGCCCGCTCGTCCAAGATGCTCGTTTTCTGAGAGGTGGTGACGCATGGCTGAGGCCACCCCGGAACAGCTCGCGCTGATCAACGCTCTCGAGGCGAAGCGCGGCGCGTGGAAGACGGACATCGACAAGTTCGACGCGTACCTGCGCGGTAAGCAGCCGTTGTCGTTCCTCTCGGACGAGATGCGCGAAGAGTTTGGCGACAAGATCACCGACCTCGTCATCAACTGGCCGCAGCTCGTCGTCGACACGTACGAGAACCGCCTCGACGTCGAGGGATTCCGCTTCCCCGGCGAGTCCGAGGGCAGCGAAGAGCTGTGGGCGATCTGGCAGGCGAACGACATGGACGAGCAGTCGATGCTCGGGCACGTCGACGCGCTCGGCCTCGCCCGCGCTTGCGTCATCGTTGGCGCGCCCGACGACCCGGACGCGGCGCCGATCATCACCGTGGAGTCTGCGCTCGACTGTGCTTGGACGCGCGACCCGCGCACCCGCAAGGTCACGGCCGCGATGAAGCGGTGGACGGGCGGCGACGACGGCAAGACGGACATGCTCAACCTGTACGAGACTGAGCGGACGTCGACGATGTCGAAGGGTAAGACCGGCTGGGGCGTCGTCGAGGTCGACGAGCATGGTCTCGGCGTGGTGCCCCTCGTTCCGCTGGTGAACCGCCCGCGCATCAAGTACCCCGACGGGTTCTCCGAGATCGAGGCGATCATCGGGCTCGCGGACGCCGCGAACAAGATGGCGACCGACATGATGGTCTCCGGCGAGTACCACGCGATGCCGAGGCGCTGGGCGTTCGGCCTCAAGCGTGACGACTTCGTCGACGCGAATGGCGCCCTCAAGAATGCTTGGTCGGTTATCAAGGGCCGGCTGTGGGCGAACGAGAATCCGGACGTGAAGGTCGGCCAGTTCAGCGAGTCTGACCTCAAGAACTTCCACGACACGATCCGGCTGCTAGCGGCGATGGTGTCGCACCTGACGGCGCTTCCGCCGTACTACATCGCCTTCGAGGGCGGGAATCCGACGTCGGCGGACGCGATCCGCGCGTCTGAGGCACCGCTTGTGAAGCGGATCGAGCGCAAGCAGGTCGCGTTCGGTGCGACGTGGGAAGAGGTCATGCGCCTGTGCATGCTCATTGTGGGCGGCGAGGTGCCTTATGGTGCGGAGCAGCTCGAGACGGTGTGGCGTGACCCGTCGACGCCGACTGTCGCGCAGATGGCGGACGCGGTGACGAAGAAGGTCGCGACGCGTGGCGCTGATGGGCGTCCGCTGATCCCGACGGAGCAGGCACGCATCGACCTTGGCTATACGCCGGCGGAGCGTCAGCTCATGACGGAGATGGAGCGCGACTCACATGCGCTTGATCCGGTGAACGCGCCGTACCTGCAAACCCCGGCGGTCTCTGATGTCGCGGGCGTTTCCTGACGCGGCGACGAGCCTGTACATGGCGCAGCAGCGCCGCCTTTCACGTCTGAACCGCACCTTGTCGGCGCGGTGGCGGTGGATGGGTAGCGACTTCGATGTGTCGTGGCAGCTCGTCAGTGGCCTCATTGCTGCGGATGTCACGCAGGCGCAGGGCGGTGCGGCGCAGGACGCGATCGACGCGGCCGCACTCGTCATCCCGAGCGCCGACATGCTCGCCGCCCCCAGACCGGCAGGCTTCGCCGGCATCGCCTCTGATGGGCGCGACCTGACGTCGCTACTGTACGGCGCTGTCGTGAAGGCGAAGAGCGTCGATGCAGAGTCCATCGCCGAGCGCCTCGAGGCGGGCCGACTGTGGCTCGTCGGCGCGGCGGAGACGCAGGTCGCGGATGCGACACGCCTCGCATCGTCGGTGTCGACGGCCGCGAGCTCGTACTACGGGTATCAGCGTCTCGTCGCGCCTGGCTGCTGCAAGCGGTGTGCGGCGCTCGCGGGTAAGGAGTTCCGCTGGAACGACGGCTTCCTGCGGCATCCTCGCTGCCGGTGCGTGCATGTTCCCCTGCGCGAGAAGCGCAGCGGATACACGAACGACATCGACCCATCGCAGGTGCGCGATCTGACGAAGGCGCAGCGCCGCGCGATCGACGACGGCGCCGACATGACGGCCGTCATCAACGCTGATCGTGGGCGCTCACGAAACGGCATGACGACGAGCGAGGGCACCACGAAGCGCGGCTGGCACGCGTACGTGCAGCGCGCGATCGACCATGAGCAGGGAGCGAGCACGGCGTACACGACGACCGGGTACCGGCAGCAGGGGTTCGTGAAGAACTACCCCGTCAGGCGCGTGTCGAAGCAGCGTCTCACTCCGGAGGCGATCTATCGGCTGTGCGGCAATGACCGTGACGCCGCGATCCGCCACCTCGCCGCGAACGGGTACCTCGTCGCCGGCCATTCCCCGTCCGACGTCGCGCGTATCGCGCTCGGACGCACCTAGACCATCGGCACCGCAACGGCGCCGACACCATGCACCGAAACGGAGCACCCATGTCTGACGAGCAGACGATCGAACAGCAGGACGTCGAGCAGGCCGAAACGGTCGAGACGTCGCATGACTCTCATGAGGCGCCGGCCGCTGAGCCGAAGCCGACCGAAACGGTCGACTTCTGGAAGGCGAAGGCGCGCGAGCAGGAGAAGCGAGCGAAGGCAAACGCTGATGCCGCGACGAAGCTCAAGGAGATCGAGGACCGCGACCTGTCCGAGCTGGAAAAGGCGCAGCGCGCAGCGAAGGAGTACGGCGACGAGCTCGCCGCGCTCAAGGCTCGCGCCCTGCGCAACGAGGTCGCACTCGCCAAGGGCATCCCCGCTGAACTCGCGGGCCGCCTGCAGGGCGAGACCGAGGAGGAGCTCGCCGCCGATGCGGACAAGCTCCTCACGCTCGTCGGAACACCCAAGCGCACCCTGCAGCCCGACAAGGGTCAGGGCGCGCGTGAGACCTCCGCTGAGGCCGATGCCGACGCGGAGTACCGCAAGTACTTCCCGACTGACTGAAAGGTGTGGTTAGTCGTGGGAGTAGTACGTACGGTTTGCGCCCTCGACGCGTCGATTGCGTTGCACTCCCCGGCGTTCTGAGGCAGGCAAGGACGCGAGGTCCTCGTCGGTCATGGCTGTGCGATCCATGTAATCGGCCAGTGCGCGAACCCGCTGAGATGTCTTGAGCAGGCCTTCCGCCGTGTTGCACGCCTGGCATAGGTATCCACGGACGCAGTGTCGACAGCCAAGTTCGCCGACGCAATGCCGGTGATCATGGTCTATCGACAGCCTTGCGCCAGAGTCCCCGCACGCCCCGCATGAGGCAATGGCTGAGCCTGTGAGTTCTTCCATGAACTTACGCGTGATGCCGTGACTCTGGAATGTTCGGCAAGGCTTGCAGCGCGTCGTGAGGAACTTCTGCTTCGGCCCTGTGCGGTAGAAGTCGCCTTCCGGCAGCCAGGAGGCGCAGTCCACGCACCAACGGAGCCCCTGATGGGAGCTCTCACACTCCTTGCATGCGACCGCCTTGTAACGGTTTCCCCGGAAGAAGTTTCCAGGGAGCGTCCGTTCGCAGCTCACGCATTCGAGGCGGATAGGGCTCACATAGGCACCAGGCTTAGTCATGCCTCAATGATACCCCTGAACAGGTTTTATTCCATCGTTCAGGCGACCGACTCACATGAAAGGTGAGCAATCCAATGGAATACCTCCCGATCTACCTTCCCGGCCAGCGCCTCACGCTGAAGGCGTCGGCCCCGATCACGGCTGGTCAGCTGCTCGAGGTGTCCGGCGACGGCACCGTCGCGCCCGCTGCCGCTGGCTCCCTCAAGACCGTCGGCGTCGCCGGCTTCGATGCCGCGCAGAACGACAACGTGACGGTCTACGCGGGTGGCGTGCAGAAGCTCGTCGCTGCAGGCCCCGTCACGGCCGGCGACCAGGTCGCTGCTGCCGCTGCCGGCAAGGCTGCGACCGGCACGACCGGCGTCCTCGGCGTCGCCCTGTCCACCGCTGCAGATGGCGCGTCTGTTCGCGTCCTGTTCAACCGCTGAAAGGACGTGAGCTGACACATGGCTACGTACCCCCAGAACATCGCGCTCGACGCCGTCGCGGCGATGCGCCTCATGCAGAAGCCCGAGATCGTCGCGCGGCGCATGCAGGAGCTCGGCGACCTGCGCTACATCGGAACGTCGCTGCTCAAGGGCCGTCAGAACTCCGTCGGCGGCGCCGTCGGCTACGAGATGGCCGAGGGCATCTTCGCGGATGACGCACCCGAGGTCGTCGCGCCTGGCGCCGAGTACACCCTCACGACGATCGGTGACGGCCCGGCCGGCACCGCCCGCGTCGCGAAGTGGGGCAAGGACTCCATCGTCACCGACGAATCGATCAAGCGTCGCGCGATGGACCCGGTGAACAAGGGCCTGCTCAAGCTCGTGAACTCGGCTGCGCTCGTCATCGACAAGTCGTGCACGTCGGTTATCGCGTCGGCCGTCACGAACACCGCCGCAGCTGCGGCGAAGTGGTCGACCGGCCCGGACACGATCCTGCAGGACATCATGCTCGCGCAGGCCAAGGTGACCGGCCTGAACATGGGCTACCAGCCGGACACGCTGCTCGTCGACGACACGACGTGGGCCTACCTCGCGTCGAACAAGAACATCGCGACGCTGATGGCGCGTGAGACGCAGGACAACCCGGTTTACACGGGTCGCTTCCAGATCCTCGCGGGCCTGCAGGTCGTGCATGTGCCGGCCGCGAACCTTCCTGGTGGCGCCGGTACGAGCGCGTACATCCTCGACTCGAACCAGCTTGGCTTCATCGCCAAGGAGGACCTCGGTGGCGGCTACCAGTCCGCCGGCGACCTCGTCGAGACGAAGGTCATCCGCGACGACTACACGGACTCGTACCGCATCCGTGCGCGTGCGAACTTCGCGCCCGTCGTCACCGACCCCGGTGCCGGTTTCCGCATCACGGGTGTCGCCTGATGGCTGCTCGCACTAAGGAGATGCCGAAGGGTGACGTCGAGGTCGTCGAGGCTCCGGTCGAGAAGTCGACCGGCCTCGTCGTCACGGCGGCGATGGTCACGGCGCGCGACAAGGCAGGCCGCCCGTTCAGCCTGTTCGCTGGCGATGTCGTCACCGACAAGATCGGCGACGACTCGCTCGAGCACCTGAAGTCGCTGGGCTTCGTGAAGGAAGCCTGAGAGGGGGTGGCCTGTGGCTGTTGTGAGTGTCGATGACGTCGCGAAGGGCATGGGCCGCCCCGTCGACGAGCTGAATGAGGGTCAGGTTGGGCAGGCGATCGAGGACGCTGAGACGCTGCTTCGCATCAAGCTCGGCGACCTCACTTCCCTCGACCAGGACGTGCTCAAGCTCGTCGTGCGTCTCGCGGTGACGGACTACGTCCAGAACCCCGAGGGCGCGGCCGAGGAGTCGTGGACGATGGATGACGCGTCGCACACGGTGAAGCGCGGCGGCGCGCCTGATGGACGCGTGTCGATCCTGCCCGAGTGGCTGGAGTGGCTGCGTCCGCCGTCGTCGGGCGGTTCGTTCTCGATCGCGCCGGGGTGATGTGCGTGAGCTTCACTCCCCCGCCCGCGGCGCGGTTCGCTCGCGGCTCTGAATCCCTCATGGTCGACGAGTGTCGCGTGGAGGTGCCTGGTGGTGTCGTGACTGACCCGGACACGTTGCAGGACGTCGTGTCGTGGCGTGTGCTGTATGAGGGCAAGTGCCGGTTGCAGCGTGTGAACGTTCAGGCCGCCGAGGTTGAGGCGGCTGCTGCGTTCGCCGGTAAGACGCCGACGGATTTGCGGTTGCCGCTGAGTGCGCCTGAGTTGCCGAATGAGGCGCGTGTGACGGTGACTCGGCATGCGCGTCTCGTCGGCCGTCAGATGACGGTGAAGGGCCGCTCATTCCAGACCTTCGAGCGTGATGCTCGGTATGCGTGCGAGGGGGTGGACTGGTGACGGAACTTTCCCAGCTTGCGGCGGCGCTTGGTCGCGTGTCGACGACGCGCGCTGTGGTGCCTGTGGTGCAGGCGTCGAAGGTGGCGGCGACGAATGTCCTGAAGCAGCAGGCGTCTGGGCATCGTCACGCGAGGGGCTTGCCTGGCGCGATGAAGGGCGAGTCCATTCTCGGCGGTCTCGGTTACGAGTCCGGCCCGGAGGCGCGTGGCGTCGGCAAGCTCGAGAACCTGTACTACTTCGGCAGCTCGCGGATGGCGCCGCAGATCCCTGACCCGGTGATCGCGTTGCGTGCTGAGGCTCCCGTGGTGGAGCGCAAGATCGCCGACGCGGTGTGCGCGGAGATCGTGAGGCGGCTGTGAGGCCGGCGCTGCCCGACTCGCATGCGCAGGCGCTGTTCGCCGCGGTGAAGGTTGCTGTCGGTGGTGTCGTGACGTACCTCGATGAGGTGCCGGATGATCCGCCATACCCGTACGTCGTCGTCGAGTCTGATTCGGCGCAGTCGTCGCCGGAGTCCGTGGGTGACGTCAACGAGCTCGGCACCTTCCACCCGCGCGTCCTCGTCGCCGCGTTGTCGCCGGCGAAGGTGCGACAGGTGCGCGATCGTCTCGAGGCGCTGTATGACACGGCGACGCCGCTCGTCGGCGGGCGCCTCGTCGAGGTGGAGAAGCTCGTCGCCGGCAACATCGCGCGCGACCCCGACCTTGCGCGGCCCGTGTGGTGGTGCCGCGATCAGCTCGAGGTGCGCTCGTACGCCGCCTGACCC